CTCATCCCGCTCCATAAAAATTATCTTGTATTGGTACTGTTTTGGGAGAAATTGAAGGAAGTAAGCAACTATTTTTACTGCCTTCCCATCTGCCTTTGCCAACCATGTAACATCGTGCCCCATTGTCTTTGTCGGCTCATAAGCATACGCACCGCCTGGATTTAATTCAGTAGACGGATTATCCGCGTCAATCAATACAGGCAACCCCCCCGCCTCCAACATCTTCATCATCATGGATGTACCAGAACGAGGCAGACCAGATACGATGTAAATCATTGCATCCATCCTGGAGGAACATTCCGGAAAATGAAAAACAATGCTAAAAATACCACGACAATAACCATGAACTTAACCATTCCTTATCTCCGTTCCGCTTATCGCTTCTGTCGCCTCGTCAAGATGAATCTCCCGTATTCCGTAGCCAACCTTGCGCCCAAAGCACACTTCTGCAATATCAGGAATGACGATCACCTTTGCTTGCGGGAAGGCGGCTTTAATCATTTGCTTCCGCTGCGCCACTGTATAAGGATTGTTGGGAGAATACTCCGTATCCCGAATGGCAATGCAAACCCGCTTCCCTTCGTCAATGACAGACTGTATCAGTTTCCTATGTCCGTCATGCAACGGTTGCCAGCGACCTATGAAAAGCGAATATAGCATTTACGCATTCCTCCACACTCAATTTGCTGGTATCCAGCACAACTTCCGGGTTGCTTGGCACTTCATACCGGACATCAAAATAATGGTCGGGCTTGCCACGTGCCTTACAGACGTCCACCGGGCAATCCAGATACACTTCGACAAAATCACCTGGCGGGAATAATGCCCGCGCCTTTTGTCGATCTGCCTCAAATGGACTGATCGCAGCGACAACCACATTATGCCCATTATCATAGATTAATCTTGCTACCTCACTAATACGTCGGATATTTTCGCTCCGGTCTGCCTCTGAAAAACCAAGATCTCTATTTAATCCATGCCTGACATTATCGGCATCCAAGATAATGGCATCCATCGTAAGTAGACTGGCGATAGATGATTTTCCGGAACCAGGCAGACCGGTTATCCAAACGACTTTCATCAGTATTGTTAAAATCTATGCCGTTATCGTCAGCACACCCGCAGCATTGAAACTCAGCGTATAGTTACCGCCGTTGGTCGCCGTTGTGCCAAGCACGAAATAGCAAACCAGCGGATCCGCCGGGCTCGACGGCGTAGTATCCCACAGAATTGCATGCGACGGCGTCGCCGGGGACAAAGGCCCCAGGCTGGTCCAGGTGGCTGGATCGTCCATATCCATCTTGACCGCCGCCGCCCGCGTGACGGTCCGGTTGGTCGTGATGGCCTTTCCACCGGCCGTGTAGCCATTGGCCGTTGTGTACTCGGTTGAGCTAACGCCAGAATCTGCCCACAATGCGTGGGTCGCAACGTTGGGCGTATAACTGGTGTGGAGAGTCATCTGGAAGGTATCGGCCGTGCAGTCGATAATCTTCTTCATGATGTACTCGATGAAACCTTGATAAATGGTGCAATCACCTTCAGCCATATCTTATCTCCTTGCTATCAGAATTCTGCCGGAATTGAGCACCATCGGGCGCTCGAACGTCAGCAGTTGCGCAACAATCAGGTCGTACTGTTCCCAGACGGCCAATTTCGGATCATCCACGCCGGGTCTGTCCGACCTCCAATCTACGCCCTCTTCCCGCATCCGTTTGACCACCAGTTGGAGTATGCCCTTGCGGGCCTCCAATTCTTGCTTGGGCATCTTGGCCAGGCGCTCCTTGGCCTGCTGGACGGCCAGTCTGTGCAGTCCCAGCGCCATCAGCCGATCCCCAGCGATCGTGCCACGGCCACACCTGGCTTTATGTTAACCACCACGCCTGGATCCGGGTCGATGGCCCGCAGGGCCGCATCCACCAGGTCGTAATGGATGCCCAATGTCAGGCCGTTTTCATGCATCTGTTCCCGCCAGTCCAGCGTGCCGTTTTCCCGGATCAGTTTCTCCAGCTCTGCACGTGCGATCAACAGATCTGCCTTGTCCAGATTGGCCAGACGTTGTACCTCTTTTCGTTTCGATATTTGCATGGTTCCTCCTAAAAGACATAATTGGGGGAGATGGCGATGCCCTTGCCGCCTCCCGGTTGGTAGTTGACAACCACACAAACCCCGGTGTGGCTGCCTGCTGCGCTGGTATTGAATCCGACCGTACCGGATGGACCGGCCACGTCCGCGCATGCCACATACGTCCCAATATAGCGGGAAGTGCCGTTCTTAATGGTAATAAATGACCCTTGCAGCAGCAGAACGGTCACATCCCCAACAACCGATGCCGGGGTGAACTCACAGTCTGCGTCAGCGTTCCCGTCATGCGAGCTGGGCGGATCCACGGTCGGATCGCTTGGCAGCACACCTGCGTAGGAGACCGCCAGGCCGACCGGGTTCAGTCCACCCGAAACGGAAACGGTGTTTGCCCCACCCAGTGGGTTCACCAGGTAATAGGTGTAGAAATACAAAGACGGCGAGCCTGGCTCGGACCCAACCAGGAGTGTCATGGCAACCCCGCCGTAAGTGACACCCGTCACACCGGATCCGGTGCGATCCGAACGCACCGCCACGAACAGCAACCGGCAGGGCGACCAGGTGCAGGTATGGGTCCACGAAGTGGTGCCGTTTGAGACCGCATCGAATCGGATGGACATTAGCTCCTCGAATAGGTGACCTGCACGCCCAGCAGGTAGGCTGTGGCGGCCAGGGTATCAGACGCGCCCTTGCGGTACACCCGCCAGCAGCACCACTCATTGGCGGCGGGCCCTCCCTGGATGGTCATGCTGGCAGTCGCCGGGCTGATCCGCAGCGTATAAACGCTCGTACCGTTGGTATCGGTCACCTCCTGCGCACCCGCAGCCGTCACGTTGAGCGTGTCTCCATCTGCCATGGCATATCCCTGAATACCCCAGATGGCCGTATTTGCAGATGTGGAGTTGGCGGTCCAGTGAAACTTGGCCGTTACCACGCCGCCGTTGTAGTCGGCCGGCAAAACGAACTGGGCGTTTGCATAGGTGGTCACGCCCTGCAGGAATGGCAGCACCGAGAAGGTATGGTACCCGACGGTCAGCCTGACCAGCTCCTCGCAGCCCGAGACGCCGTGTGGCCACAGGCCAGCCGCCGTCATGACGAAGTGCGCCGCAATGGCCGATTTCAGGTAGATGGCGTTGGCGACCACGTCCTGGTTCCATTGCGAAGCCGGTACCGTGTAGCCGTCAGAGCGAGTTGCTGGAGTTACCCATGCCATATCGATTCCTCATCTAAAAACTCAGAGTGGTTGTGCTGCCCAACTGCCCGTACCCCAGCCGCCAGCCCGTATTGAGCGGATCGACCAGGTCGGCATCCAGCAGATCCAGGTGGAACGAAACCAGGCCGCCCGGCTCGGCCCGCCAGCTCAGGCCCTGGACGTAGTAATCGCCCTCGATGCCTTTGGTTGTCAGATGCAGGTGGATCCGCCAGCCCACCTGCACCTGGGCGAACATATCCAGCAGCCAGGTCGAGCGGTTGGCTACCCATTCAGCCCCGGTCAGCAATGTGCGTTTGGTTTTATACAAATCCAGCATGGCCGTTACGAAATCCTTGGCCACGAACTGGCTGGTCTGGTATTTCAGATCCATGCCCAGGTTCCAGCGCCCATCTGCGGACACCAGGGCGGCGTCCTCGGCAGAATATCCGACCTGCTGGTAGACGTAAATGCCACGACCACGCGCCCGCAGCACCAGCAGCGTCGCCGATGTGGCGTGGTTGTTGGTCAGGGCGTACGACACCTCGGCCGCTCCGTAGGTCGCCACGATGCCCAGGTCGCTGTTAATTTCAGCGCCATCCTCGGCATCTACGAACTGGTAATCGCCCAGGGCGGCGCTGGGCGTCTGCATGTCCATGCCACACACGGATACGGCCTGTTGGGCCGGGTCCGAATACGCCGATTTGATGGTGACTGTTTCGGAGGGTGCGATCACCAGCGCGTCCTGCATCTCATACAGGATCGTGTCGGTGCCCGCATCGGTGCGCCTGGGATAGATGGTGGCCGAGGCGCAGTTGAAATAATGCTCGCCGTGCGACAGGTCCACCGACTGCATGCTGTTCTCGAAAATGGCGTCGTAGTTGAGCCCGCCAAAAAAAACGTGTGACAGGTCCGTGCTGATGCGGCTGTGCCTGCCCTCGCAACAGAGAATCTCCGGGTTGGCATAGCTGTGCCGCATGTACAGGTAGCCCATCTCGGATAGGATCACCTTGGCCGCCTCGGACAGGGCCGGAGTCTTGCTGGTGGATGTATCGAATACGCATGGGTAGACATCCTGCCCTTCCAGGTAGCTGGTCGATAGCGGCGCCACCGGCATATTGGCCACGATCAGGGCGATGATCTCGTCAGCCCGCTTGGCAGTGGTGTATGCGGGTACCGACAGCTCATGGTTGGCCATGCGCTCGATGTAGTCCATGGCCTCGATCTCGGTGTACGAGATGCCCAGCTCCTGCTTCGGTCGTATGCCGCCCTGATAGATCACGCCGTAGAAACGACAATAGGTCACGCTTTCTATGGTCAGCTCCCACTTTAGCTTGATGCCGGTCTGGAAACCGGACAGGCAGCTCCCGTGTCCAGGCGTAAAGTAATTATTGGTATTGCGCAGCGTCAATTTGATCTTGCCCGGATCTGCTATTCGATCCAGCGGGCCGCAGCCGTGGATACCCTCCTCGCCTTCGACGGCCCCAACCACGTACTGGGTCACGTCGGTCCAGGAACCGGGGCTCAATTCGATCTTGAAGTGGCTGTGCTCGTAGTAATAAGCGGATGTCATCCGATTGCTCCGGCCGTCATCAGGGCATTGACCACGGCCTTACCGATCTCACGGGCGGTTGGCCCCTTGGCCAGGTCGCCCAGCTGCACCTGCAGCAGCTCGGTGATCACGCTGCCGCTGGGTATCTGGTTCCAGCCGCTGGGCAGGACGTTCGGAAGATCCGCATCGATCGACGCCTCGAACGGCACCAGGTTGTCTGCGAAGCCCTTATTCAGACCCAGCGCCACATCCTCTCCTATGCCCAGAAAGATCTGGGATGGGCTCCGTATCTTGAGCAGTTTCTTGACCCCATCGATCAGCCCTTGGACCATGTCCATGAAACCCTTTTTCAATGATTTCCACATCTCCTGGATCCCTTCCCAAAGAGCCGTGACCAGGTTGATTCCAGCATCCCGGATGGCAGGCCAGTTCTCAACCAACGTATTGACCACAGCCATAACAATCTGCACAGCCATCAGAATTAATTGGGGCAGGGCCTCCATAATTCCTTGAATGAGCTTCGGGATAGCTTCCATGCCGACTACTACCAACAGGGGCAAGGCATAAACCAGGGCGTCGATCAGCGCATCAATAATTGCGGGAATGGCTTCAATGAGTACCGGAATTACTGAGAGCAATCCTTGAATGAGGCCCAAGATCATTTGTATACCAGCATCGATCAGCAAAGGAATCGACGTTACTAGTACCTCAACTAAGGAAGTAATAATCTCGGGGATGGCCTGAACGATCATCGGAATGGCAGTTAATAACGCATCAATGAGCATCGGCAGAGCCGTAGTTAATGCCGTAATCAATGAAGTAATAATCTTCGGAATAGCCGATACCAGAATGGGAATTGCTGAGAGCAATCCTGTAAGCAGGCCCATAAGCAATTGAATACCAGCTTCAATCAGCAATGGGATGTTCTCGATGAAGATCTGGATTAGGTCTACCAGCACTTGAATAACCTGAGGTATCAAAGTAGGAAGAGCCTGTGCAATCCCTGTAACTAGAGAGATCAACATTTTAAGACCGACTTCCAGAAATTGTGGAAGAATACCCATCAGGGATCCGATTAGTTGGAAAAATAGCTGGATCATCCCTTCAAGAATCGCCGGAGCGACCGAGATGATCATCTCGCCCAGACTGCTGATAATGCCCACTATGGCCGGAATTAATGCAGGTAAGGCAGAAACGATGCCGGATACCACAGACGAGATAATGGTGACTGCCTTTGTGGCCATACCAGGCAACGCGCCGACGATATCTGAGGCAGCCCCCTTCACGATGTCGCCTATGGCGCCCATCTTCTGGTCCATGGTCATTTCGATGCTGTCCAGCACGCCGCTGATACTTTCCGTATAGCCGCTTATGGAGTTCATGGCGCCAGCCAAGACCGGGAGAAAAGATGTTCCTATTGACGCTTTGAGGTTCTCAAAGGTAGCGCCGAGTACACGCTGTTGTCCAGCAAATAGACCGATTGTGTTTGCAGCGTCACCTTGCGCCAGGGTGGTCTGTTCCATGATCATGGCATAACTGGCTTGTGCCTTGGCCGCTGCGTCTATGGCACCCGTTCCGCTGTACAGGCCCATCTCGAAGGCTTTCTGCTCCAGCGTGGCTTGGGTGATGAGGACGCCCAACTTTCTAAGCGGCTCGGTCTCTCCGGTCAGCCCGGCTCGTAGAGAATCCAGCACCTCGGTCGGGTCAAAGTTGTTGAAGGACGCCAGGTCAGCAGCCAACTGCACCAGCCCGGTCGACATATCATAGGACGTGTCCGTGGTGATGCCCATCGAACGGAACAGGTTGCCGTAGGTTCCAGCCGCCGACAGGGCGGCGTTTGCGCTCATGCCCATCGACGCTGCGGCATCTTGGCCAAACTTGACCATCTCGGGCCCCATGTCGCCAAACACCACCCCAATCTTAGAAACCGTCTCATTGAGATCGGATGCGGGGCCGATGGATGACGAGATCAGGGCGATACCTGCGCCCACCGCTGCCGTTGCACCGGCCATGGCCATGCCGCCGATGGCTCCCAGGCCCTTGCCTATGGAGCCAGCGATTTTGTGGGCCTTGCTCTCTGATGTGTTCAGGCCCTTATCAAAATCACCGCTGTCCAGGCCCAGCGCCACCGCCAGGCTCATGATCGTATTGGCCATCTTCCTCTTCTCTCAGGTCCTGCCCGCCCATGGCTGCCGTTAGCATTGCTGCGAACTGCATCTGCTCCTCGACCGTCTGTGCCTGGGCGTCGAACTTTGGCATGAAATCGGCCGGTTTGAATGCCCGCGTGCCCTTTTTCCGGTTTACGTTGGCCAGGGTGGCTGCCACGATGCCGTGCCCCAGCAGGTCCACTTCGGAGCCGAAAGGTTCCAGTTGGTAATAAACCGACCATTCGGTCAGCTCCTTGCTGGACACACGGGCGAGCAGCTCGGCAACGGTGCATCCCAGCGCCAGGGCTAGCCGGAAGCAGAATCTTCTAAAGGGCTCTGCTTGAGCCCCTCAGTCAGCTCCAGAACGTCTTCGTTCGATAGGCCGGATAATCGCTGGGCGATCCTGAAGACGCGCTGCAGGGCCGCGGCTGATTTTTCTCCGAGCGCCCTCACGTTCTGCTCCGTGAACAGCCTGTTGCCATCCACGTCACAGATGGTCAGGCTGGCCAGGCGCGCCCGCACATCCTGCAGGTTCATTTGCTGGGCCTTGCCGCGAAACAAGACGATGGTGGATTCAAAAAAGTCGCGCTCAGTCCCGGTCAGGCCCTTTATGAAGACCTCGCCTCCCCATTCTGGGACCTCGACCTTCTCGATTGTAATATCCTGCGCCTGCAGGATGTCGTCACGGGTTAATTGCATCGTCATACTCCTTCTACAAAAGCGTGGGCTGTCCGGTCAGCTTCAGCTTGACCGAAGCTGTCAGAGCCCCGTCCACCGGTGCCGATGGTTCGAAGCCGGTCACGATAGCCGTGAAGCTCCAGGTGACGGTTGCCGAGGATGGGAAGACCATCGAGAAGGTGGTCGATGCGCGGCTGGTCAGGTCATACAACAGGCCGCCGGACGAATTCTTGTGGGTGGCCGCGTTGGGGTCGAATACCAGGTCAAGGGTAACCTCGCCCGACCGGAGAATGGTCCCAATCACCTCCTCCCAGGCGGCCGTACTGTCATGCGACGTGACATCCACCGTGTCCAGGGACAGGCCCGGGCCGCTGATGTTTGAGACGTTGGCGATGGTAACGGCACCACGTTTGAATAAGGTACCAAAAGCGGGATATTTTGCCATGATTGTTCTCCTTTATACTAGGATGGGCGCGCCGGTGATCTTGAACTTTGCAGTTGCAGTCAGGGCGCCATCGGCTGGGCCGGATGGTTCGAAGCCGGTCACCAGGGACGGAAAGGTCCATGAATAGGGACCGGGGAAGGTGATCTTCACGTTGGTGGGCTTTTTGTTTTGATAGCGGTCCAGCATGCCGTTGCTGGCCGTGCTGTGGCTGGCAGCGTTGGGATCATATAGCAGGTCCGTCGAGACCTCACCGCTCCTCAGCAGGGACGGTATGATGTCCTCCCAGGCCGTGGCATCGTCGTGGGTCGAAACGTCCAGCGTATCGGCTGCCAGGCCGGGTCCACCGATGTTAGTGATGGATGCTACCGTCACATAATCCACACCTGTCGTGGTGTTGGCCGAGGTGGGCGCCGCGGTCAGGCCGCTGCAGGTGCCGTTGGCGATCGAGATGTTCAGGTTGGTGTCGTTGGCTGCCGCGATCTTGCGCCGGATCACGACGGTGGCACCGGAGCCGTACACGTCCAGCCAGGCCGTGATGTTGGCCACCAGGTTGAGTGCCGTGACGATCTTGGTGGCTACGGCATCCGCCGAATCCCCGTTCAACACCGCCACACTGGTGGTGATCGGGCTGCCGGTCATCCCGGCCGCCGTCACGATCACCGTGGCGTTCCCGGAGCCCGAGATGGTCCCGATCACGGTGCCCGTGTCTACCTGCTGGGTCCCAATCTGAAGTAGTGTTCCAAATGCTGCTATTTTTCCCATATCAATTACTCCTCTTGCCAGATTTCGTAATCGCTCCGGCTGCGATATAGATCGGTGGTGGCGTCATAATCCG